ATTGGGAACGTCGGCTACTCTGCGAGATGGACGACGTCGATTGGTTGCGTTGGTATTTCGGGGAGGGGTGCGGCGACGGTATCGAGGCGTTCACTTATGAGTTCACGACTCAACAGCGGTTTATGATTCAAAGTATCGGCCGAGCGATCGACCTCAATAGCGACTATGGCGACCAAGCGATCGCCGCGAGCAGAGGCGAGGGCAAATCGATGATCGCGCGGCGTACCCTGTTGAAATACGTTCTGCAGGGCGCGTTAAATGTGGCGATTCTCGTCGGCGCGACGGCAACCGACGCGGCCTCGTCGCTCGAGACCTTGCGGGCCGAAATCGACGGCAACGATCGCCTTGCCGAGGATTACCCCGAGGTCGTTTATCCGGTGCGAGCCGTCGCCGGTTCACCTCAAAAGGCGTCGGCGTTGCTCGCGAGCGGCAGGAATGAGCAAACGGGCGAGGCGTACGTCAAGGCGTTGGCTCGGTTCAAATGGTCGGGCGATGTGGTCACGTTTCCACAAGTTCCGGGGTCCAAGTCGTTCGACGCTTGTGTCACGACGGCGGGCCTCGAGGGAAGTATCCGCGGGTTCAATTACAAGGGGAGACGGCCGCGGCTAGTCGTGATCGACGACCCCGACACGGAAGAGACGGCCGAGAGCGACGCATCGGCGCGCAAGCTCGAGAAGAGAATCGACGGCGCTCTCGGTGGTCTCGGTGGTCAAAAGCGCCGAGCTCGTCGCGTGATGCTCACCTCGATTCAGTCGCGGCTCAGCGTTTCGGCAAAATACACTGACCCCAAGGCTAAGCCAAGTTGGCACGGTGTACGGTTCCGGTTCCTGGTGAAACCGCCCGACAATGTCGAGTTGTGGGACCGATACACGCACGCCTATCAGGACGACTTCAGGCTCGGCACAAAACACGCGCACGAGTTCTACGCGGCCAACCGGGCGGCAATGGACGCCGGGGCCGAGGTGTCGAATCCAAACCGACACGAAGCGCATGAGTTATCGGCGCTACAACACTACTTCAATTTGGTGGCTATCCTCGGCGCTGAGCGGGTCTCGGCCGAGTTCGACAACGACCCTACCGACGACGCGGCGGTCGACTCCGAGCGCATGGAATGGCAACCGTTATGCAAACGGCTCAACGGTCACGCTCGCGGGTTTGTTCCGTCGGGCTACTTTGTCACGGTCGGCGCGGACGTCGGAAAATGGAAACTCGACTGGGTTGCAACAGCTTGGCGGCCGGACGGTCGATTCCCGATGGTCGTTGACTATGGCGAGGTCGAGACACGCGGCGCGAAGAAAGGGAGCGACGAGGGGCTCGACGACGCGATCACGGCGGCGCTGTCGCGACTGCGCGACGAGGTGATCGGGCCAGGGTGGGAAACAGAGTCGGGCGGCATGATTCTCCCGCGGCGAGCCTACGTCGATACACGCTATCGGGCCGAGGCGGTCGTCGCCTGGTGCCTCGCAAATCCCGGCTGGCATCCCCTCGCCGGGCACGGACAAAGCGAGGGTTGCGTCTCTGGCAAGTTTGCCGACGTCGTTCGACGGACAAAAGATCGCCGTTCTAATTGCGTCGGCGTGGTCGAGATGCGCAAGCAGCATAACGGCGAGCTTTATTGGCACACGGCTATCGACGCGGACTATTGGAAACGGTGGCAGCATGATCGATGGTCGACGCCGGTCGAGCGCAACGGCTCGCCCGAGCCTCGGGCGCTCACTCTCTGGGGCATCGGCGACAAGACGGTCGATCGACTCGTCGGCGACGAGTTAGATCATCGGGAGTACGCGCAGCAAATTTGCAACGAGCATGAGGTCGGCGGCAAGTGGCGTTGCGTCGGTGCTAATCACAAGCTCGACGCGAGCGCTTACTCGGCCGCGGCGGCGGCGCGTGAGGGGGTGCCGATGCAAGGATTGTTGCCGGTGTCGGTGACGCAGTCGACGCCGAAACCGAAGCGCAAGAAAGTCAGCTACTTAACGGAGTCCTAGCCAAAATGGGTGTACGAATGAAGGATCAAAAACGCGAGCAACAACCGAAACGCGAGCAACCGAAAGTCGTCGAGTCATTCCCGACGAGCTGCCGGTCGTGCGGGTCGACCGAGCGGACGCCGTACCATGACACGGTTGAGCATGCGATCGGCGGCACGCACGAGACGTTCGGAGAATACTCGCATGTTGTGTTTCGGCGCACCGAGTGCAGGGCATGCGGCCAGGCTCGCGTCGACAAGGCTTACGAGCTGCGGCGAGGGATTGTCGTCGACGACTAGGCGACTCAATGTCGCGGATCACGCGGCCTTGGCGCTGTGCGGAAATCGAGAACGGGTAGCTTTGTTATCAGTCTGACGCTTGGCAGCGATAGGACTCCGGGCCCGAGGGGCTCGGCAACGATCCCCCTCGGGTTTTTGGTATGCCGTCGCCGACATTCGCTGAGCAGCAAGTCGAGAGAATAAAGCTAGCGCTAGCGAAAGCTGTCGGCATCGAATCGGCGAGCGTTGGCGGAAACTCTGTCAAATACAAGGATAAGCTAGAGTCAGAGCTTGTATGGTGGGAGAAGCGAGTCGCGATCGAGAAGGGGACGTTTAAGCGATCGCGACAAATCTACCTGGGGGCCGACTAAATGGGCTTCCTCACAAAAGTCTCGACGCTCGCTCGCGGCATGTTCGGCTATGACGCCGTCTCGTCGACGGGCCGACGCAAGTCGCCGGTGATGACGACTCGCCACGAAGATGACGAGCTGACGGGCGTCGAGCGTGCGGGCCTGGTCAATGCGTCGCGCGACATAACGCGAAACTTTTCTCTCGCGGCCTGGGCTGTTCGTCGGCATCTCGACTACGTCTCGACGTTCACATTCCAGGCGAAAACCCTCGACGCAAGCGGCACGAAAGCCGATCGCAAGCTCAACAAGTACCTCGAGGGCTGGATGTACCGCGCGAGCCAACCTAAGGCGTACGACGCGGCCGGGCGACACTCGCTCGCGTCGGCGACTCGGCTCGCCGAGGCTCGTCGGACTCTCGACGGCGACATTCTCGAGGTGCGCCTCGCCGATGGTCGCGTTCAGTGGGTCGAGGGCGATCGTATTCGCGACCCTCTCGGCGGCGGCGACACGACTCGGCCAGGCGACGCGGCTCGGTTGTTTCATGGCGTGCAGGTTGACGAATCGGGCGCAGCGGTCGCTTACGCAGTCCATCGGCGACAACGTCGCGTCGGCATGCAATTTGAGAGATGGCTCGACGCTCGCAATTGCTACCTATTCGGCTACTTCGATCGATTCGACCAAGTTCGCGGTATCTCGCCTCTCGCGCCGGCATTAAACACGCTGCGCGATACTTACAAGGGTATCGACTACGCGCTCGGGAAACTGCTCGTTTCGCAGTTGTTCGCGCTGGCGATCTATCGCGACAAAAGCGAGGACATGGGCCAGGCGGTCGAGGGAGACGAGACGGGTTATCAAATCGACTTCGGTCGCGGGCCTACGCTGCTCGACCTCGAGCCAGGCGACAAAGCCGACTTCCTCGAGAGCAAGTCGCCGTCGACTGAGCTGCAGAGCTATTTGCAATCGACGATCGGAATGTCGATCAAGGCGCTCGATATTCCATATTCGTTCTATGCTGAAAACTTCACCAACTATTCGGGCGCTCGCCAGGCGTTGTTGCAGTATCAGATGAGCGCGACGACAAAGCAGGGGAACAACCGGGCACGCCTCGACGATTGGACTCTCTGGCGCATGCGGCTAGCGGCGATCGATGGCGAGTTGCAGCTCGACCGTGATCCGGCCGAGTTGAATTGGGATTGGGTGCCGGCCGGTATGCCGTGGATTGATCCCCTCAAGGAAATTCAGGCGCAGAAGGAAGCGATAGCGGCGGGCCTCGGCTCGCGTAGCGAGTTTGCGAAAGCTCGCGGCCGGTCCCTCGACGAAATCCTCGACGAGCTGGCAGCGGAAGAGGAAGCGGCACGCGAGCGCGGCATCACGTTTGACAAGACTCTAACCCAAGCGCAACAGCTCGAGGTGGTGACGAATGGCTAACGCAACCAAGCAAGTACCCGTCGAGGCGTTGCGGTTCGCGGCCGAGATTACCCAAGGCGACAACGGCGACGGCGCAAAAACGGTTCCGATCAAGCTCGTTTCGCGAAGCGGTAAGCCTGTCAAGCACTGGTTCTGGGGCCTGGTTGCTCACGACCTGTCTGGCATGTCGAGCAAGTCGCGAGTGCCCCTCGATTACTGCCACCGAGAGGCCGAGGTGATCGGCTACGCGAACAAATTCACAGTCGACGGCGACGGCCTGGTCGCAAGCGGCGCTCTGACCCCATTTGCCGACGGCGATCGAGCCTCGGAGGTGATCTACAAGTCACGCGAGGGCGTTCCTTACGAGGCGTCGATTTTCTTCGATCCCGAGAATTTGGTAATCGAGGAAATTCCCCGCGGCATGTCGGCAACAGTGAACGGCTACACGCTAGATGGTCCAGCGGCGGTCATTCGTCAATGGACGCTCCGCGGTATCGCGGTATGCCCTTACGGTGTCGACGGCTCGACGAGCGTGCAATTTTCCAAGAGCGGGCGCGACGTCGCGGTCGCCGTATTTTCCACGGAGAAAAAACCAATGGCGACAAATGCCACTGAGACCGATACGAGTTCGACCGACGGCAACACGGACAAGCAAGCTGAGGCGATGACCCTCGAGCAATGGTGCGAGGTATTTGGCCTCGACCCGACGAAGCTCGACGACAAGCAAAAGAACATGGCCGAGGCAGCATGCGCCGCGGCTAACGCTCCCGCGGATACCGAGACCGAAACCGAGGTCGAGACCGAAACGGAAACCGAAACCAAGCCAACCGAGAAGCCAACGACCGACGATAGCGCCCTGTCGGTCGGTGGCGTCGAATCGGGCAAGAGCGACGGCAAGCGATTTTTGTCGGCGTTCGGCGATCAGGGCGGCGTATGGTTCGCGCAAGGGCTCACGTTCGAGCAGGCGCAAGCCAAGTTCAGCGAGGCAAATCTCGAGCGGATCAAGAAACTCGAGACCGAGAACAAAGAGCTTGCGGGCAAGCTGTCGAAGCTCCGCGGCGAGCCGTCGCCGGTGAGTTTCTCGACGGCCGACGACGCGAGCGACAAGCCAGCGCCGACCAAGCAGCAAGAGGCGGCGCTTGGTCCCAATCTCTCCAAGTTTGCTTCGTCGATTCGCATGCCGACCAAGAAAAGCTAGCGCGAGTCGCGCGACGCTGGTCTCGGCCGGGTTTAGTGTTCCACCAACCAACAATCGAAAATAAGGATACAGCCAGCTATGGCAGTTACTACGCTTTTGGATATTGCAAAGGCCAACGGATCTGACGCGGCCGTCGGTCTGATCGAGGAAGTCGTGACATACTCGCCCGAGGTGCAGCTCGGCGCGGCTCGCTCGATCAAGGGCCTCAATTATAAGACGCTGGTGCGTACCGGCTTGCCGTCGGTCTCATTCCGCGACGCGAACCAAGGCACGACGCCGAGCAAGTCGACCTGGGAGAATCGCCTCGTCGAGGCGTTCTTGCTCAACCCGCGTTGGGAGTGCGATATGGCTATCGCCAACGACTACGAAGATGGCGCGCAGGCGTATATTACGCTCGAGGCGTCGGGTATTATGCAAGCTTCGATGATGTGGCTCGGCTCGCAGTTCTACTACGGCACGGCCAACGACGCGAAGGGCTTTCCCGGTTTGCTCACGGCCTACGACTCGACGAACATGGTCGTTGACGCGGGCGGCACTACCGACAACACGGCGTCGAGCGTGTGGGCTGTGATGTGGGGTCCGCAGGCGGTGCAATGGGTGCTCGGTAAAAGCGGTGCGCTGACAGTATCTGATGTGACAGAACAGCGAGTGCTCGACCCGAATGGCAACCCATATACGGCCTACTGTCAGGAGTTGATGAGCCGTATCGGGTTGCAAGTCGGCAACAAGTACGCCGTGGGCCGAGTCAAGAAAATCACGGCCGACGCTGGCAAAACTTTGACCGATAACCACTTGTCGTCGTTGCTCGCCAAGTTCCCGGTAGGTTTCCGCCCGTCGCATTTCTTGATGAGCCGTCGCTCGCAAATGCAGTTGCAACAGTCTCGCACGGCGACCAACCCGACGGGTGCGCCGGCTCCAGTGCCAACCGAAGCGTTCGGGGTGCCGATCGTTGCAACCGACTCGATTGTCGATACCGAGGCGCTCTCGCTCTAAGCGGCCGAGATGTTCCCCCTATCGCTGCCAGCGTTCCATTTTGAAGTTCACCGAACAAACTCACACATAAAGGGAGGTCCCGACGATGGGCCTAGCATTACGAGATACACAGCTTAAGGTCACGAAAGCGCTGTCGAATGGCGTTGGCTCGGTCTATACCGACTCAATCGACCTCGGGCACGGTTCCAATGGTGATTTTCTCGCCCAAGTCGAGTTGCTGATCAGTGCTCCAGCGCTGACGACTGGCCAGCTCGGCGACGCGGCGACCATGAAATACGACATTCTCCACTCTGATAGCCCCGACCTTTCGTCGGGCGCGTCAGTGCTCGAGACTGCGGCGATCACTCAAACCGGCGCGGGTGGCGCTGGCGCTGTCGCGGCAACCAAGCAAGTTCGATTGCCGGTTGACGTCAAGCGTTACGTGGGAGTCAAGGCGACCAATTCGGCCAGCGGCAACGCCTCGGCCAAGTCGGTCACGGTCGAGCTGCTCGCCTAGCCTATGAGCGACCTGGACGACGCACTCGCCGACGCTGCCGACTCGGTGTTAAGTATCGCGGGCAACGCGATCACTTACACGGCGAAAGGCGGCTCACCGATCGAGACGACGGGCTATCGCACGGGCGAGGCTCAACAGTCGGTCGACGTCGGCGGCGTGGTTCGCGTGCTGGTCGATGAGTGTGACTATACGGTCCCTTTCGCCGACCTCGACGACGAGCCTCGGCGAGGGGACCAAATAGTCGAGACGATTCACGGCGTCGAGCATCGTTTCGAGGTGTTGCCGATCGACAAGTCGCAATGCTTCGTATGGGTCGACCCCAAGCGAACACAAGTATTGATACACGTTAAGAGGGTCCCGACGTCGTGACTGCCGTACCTCGATCGCCGCATGTGCTGCTAGCCAAAGCGGTCGAGCGCATACTCTACGTCGGCGACTACCAACCGCCCGCAATTCATCGTTCGTATATCAACCAACCCAAGCTAGAGCAGCTCGAGCCGTCGTCGCCGTATTTCGCGATTGTGCTCGGGCCGCGAACCGTCAACGCCAAAGAGTCGACCCGAGACGCGATCGCTTACCTATGCCAGCTATCCTTGCAGTTCGTGTTTCGAGTCGACGCCGAGGATGCGGCCGCGGTCGACACGTTGCTCGAGCTGACCGAGGCGAATCTCGATCGTTGTCAGACGACGCGGCTCGAGGGCGTGCAATCGCTGTTTGTGCCCGACTCGATCGTCGTCAATGCCTACGACGAGCCCCTATTGAGGGACTTCGGCATATTCGCGAGCCGAATCAATGCTGCCTGGATCGTCACTCAACCCTACGAGGTGACTTAATGGGGGTGCTGAGTGTCGGCCTCAAGAGTGCCTATCAAGGCGGGCTCGCGGGCAAATCGTGGTCGATTTTCCGGCATCGCGCGATCAAACGGGCCAAAATCAGCGTCGGCCGGAAAGCCTCGATTGCTGTCACCTCGGCGGCGGCGGGTGTCGCGGCCGAGAGCGCGGCCAAGGCCGCGGCCAACAAAGTGCAACAGCTCGACAGCGCCGGGCCTAACGAGCAAACGCTATGGGCCGACGGCTCGACCTGGTCGCTTACTGGCATGTTCCTTCCCGACGAGACTTTTGAGCTATTCGGTCGCCTGGTGCTCGAGCTTAACCCGGTCGCGATCGGCTCGCGGGTGGCGAGTTTCGGCCTCAATGCGGGTGGTCGCCTGGCTGAATCGGCCGCGGGCCTAGTCTCGCGCAAGGCGGCAAATCGTTTCCGCATTGCTCGCATGAATGCGACGCGGCGAGCGAACAAGATCGGCCGTTTCGGTCTGTCTAAGAAAGGGCATCGACGACTAGCGAAAGGTATCGGCCAAGCGGCCGACGTCGGTCTCGCGGTCGCCGAGACATTCGGCACGGGCGGGCTAGGTCTCGCCGGTAAAGCTGGGGCCAAGGTAGCGACCAAAGTCGCCGCGGTGCAATTGCGATCGGCAACGCGGAAGAGTGTAGCGCGTCGAGTGGCTCGAGCCACCATGCGAGCGTCAGTGAAGTAACAAACAACCAACCAACGATATAGGGAGACTCGACCGATGGCAGAGAGCGACAACCAATACACACAGTCGGCCAAGTGCAAAACGCAAATTGCGGCGGCGTCGGCATCGCCGGTATGGAAAACGCTATTCGACATTGTCGGCGACGTCGACAATAACCTGGACCGAAAGTTCGAGACATTCCCCGTCCAGGGCGAGGACAAAGCCAATAGCGCGCCGGTCGGTGGCGACGAGCAAAAGTTGACATTCCGAGTCAAGCCAAAAAAGACCGGGACCGAGCGAGAAGGGTTCACGCTGCTACAAGATGCGTTCGACGACGTCACGGTCGTGTTCGTGCGATCGTTCGACGGGCCGATCGCAACCGGGACTCGCTACAAGCAACACGCCTACTACGTGCGGCAATGCAAGCGCGTCGAGTCGCGCGGCGGGAATCTCGAGTACGACATTGAGTTGCTGCGAACCAAACACGCGGACTGTGCCGAGGTCGACGGCGACTCGTTTACGGCTCCCTAGTCGTCGGTCGGTCGTATCGCTGCCAAGTTCGTTTTTTCTGAGGGTGTTTAGATGGCTATTTTTTTGGATAAGAACGGCGACGAGTGGTCGATCCCTGAGATTGACAATCTCGACGTCGAGGCGATCGAGAAGCAATGCGGGCTCGATCTGCTCGACGAGTTCGACTCGAACCGGCTCAACCAAGCGTTGTTCGAGTTGGTCTCAACGGATGTATGGCTCAAGGTGCTCACGTATTTGTTGCGCGAGCAGCTCCAAGAGCGAGGCAAGAAAGCGAGCGAGATTCGGCTCACGGGCAAGCTGGCAACTTTAGCGCGTGAGGCGGTGCTCGATGCTTTCGCGGATTTTTTCCAAGGCCGATCGACGTTGCTTTCCCTTCAGTTCGCCGAGCTGCGGAAAGGGACGGCGCGAGAGATTATCGCGAGGATGCTTGCCGAGCGTGCGAAAAGTCTACAGACAATGGACCTCTCGGCGTTCAGCTCTGTCGACTCGGCCTTGTTAGAAGATGCGATAGCTGCCGGCGTCGCCGCACTACCGAGACGCGAGCCTGGATCTACGGCCTCGGCGGCAAGGTAGGCGTCGACCCGCGGTCATTCAGTTGGCGAAAGCTTAATTGGATGTACCTAGGCAAGCTCAAGTACGACTGGGAAATCGCGGCCGAGCTGCGACGAGATATTCGGATGTTTAGCGGGCTCGAGCTTGATCGGTCTCACCTCGACTACGAGTGGTTAAACCCGACGTTTGATCCCGAGGCCGACGACGGCCGACGACGGCCGACCGAAACGCGAACCATGTTTGAGGCGATGTAGCAATGGACGATACAGGCCCAATTGTCGAAACGGTTCAGATTGACGCCGACGACTCGCTCGCCAAGTCGAAAATGGAGAGTTTCGGATCGTGGGTGCAGGGGTGGGGGAAGAAACTCACGATCGCCGCGGGCCTGGTGTCGGGTCTCGCCGGTTCGGTGCAAGCGGCGTTCGCCAAGAGCGCGGCCGACCTCTCGTCGTATTCGGTCGCACAATCAAAGCTCGCCGAGACTCACAGCCTCACGACCGACGAGCTGCAAGCGTTGCAGCTCCAAGCACAGCAAACCGGCGTATCGCTCGACAAGCTGATCGAGAGCGGACAAGGGGCCTCGGCGGCGTGGCTCGCGGCCGGTAACGCTCTCGGAACGTCAATCAGTCCCGAGGCGATCGCGGCCGGCGTCAACCTGTCGCGGGCGATCGGTCTCGCGAAAGATCAAGTCAAGGCGCTCTGGATGAATATAGGGGCTCACCTTGCGCCGTCGATGACTGAGTTCTGGAAAATCTCACAAGGCGTGCTCTCGGTCGTGATTCGGTGGGTTAAAGAAAACGGGCCCCTAGTTCAAACCGTGAGCAAGATCGCCTCGGCCGCGGCGGTGGTCGCCGGTGCTCTCGCCGGTGCCGGTTCGGTGCTATGGGGAGTCGGCGCGGCGATCGGATGGCTCACGCCGATCGTGGGCACACTCGGCGGTGCTCTGGTGACGTTCCTCGTCTCGCCTATGGGTATGGTCGCCGTGGCGGCGACGGCCGGCGTCGCGGCGTTGCTCTATTTCTCGGGCGCAGCTCGACAGATGGTCGCGGGCGTCGGCGGCGACTTTGGCGCGATGTGGCAAGCGGCAGTCGATGCGTTTGGGAAAATCTATCAGTTCGTCATGTCAACCGTCGGTGGTATCAAGCAAGCTCTCGCGGCCGGCGATCTAGCGCTCGCGGCTGAGATTGGATGGTCGGCGGTAAAGGTCGTTTGGTACAAGGGCGCGTCAGAAGTTGTAGCGATGCTCTCTAGCGCGATGACGACGGCGGCAGGCATTGCGGGCCAGTCGCTCACGGCTATTGCTTCCATGCTTGCCGACTTCGCGACTCAATTCGACCTGAGCGGAAAGCTTGAAAAGTTCGGCAACGACTTTGCACAGTTTGAGACGCAGGCCGTTAACACATTCTTGACGCTCGCGAATCAAGTCGACACATTTTGGACGCTTTTCAAGCTTGGGGCAAAGGCTGTATTCGGAGAATTGTGGCTCAATTTCAAACGCCTCGAGAACTTTATCGGCTCGCTGGTGACGAAGGCCGACGGGCTTATGATCGCGGCGGCAAAAGCAACCGACCCGATTGGATGGGCCAAGGGTGATTACGACCAACGGACCAAGCAGAATCAATACGCCTCGGCAGCTCACAGCAAGACAGGTGCCGACCTGGCGGCGCAACACGGGCAGCTAAAGGAGGGTGATGACGCATTCATGCGAGAGCAAGCGGCCGGGTTGCTCGAGCGTACGTCGGCTAGAAACGCGGCGAGATACACGGCCGAAAGTCGAGTCGGTAGTGTTAGCGGTGACGATATTAAAGGCGTCGGCGATTCAATGGCCGAGGCGGTTCGTAAGTCGATGGAAACGCTCGCAACCGGAAGCGGAGGAATAGCCGACGGCCTGAAAGAGTCGCTATCAAATGCGACTGATAAATGGCAGCAAGGGCTCGCCAAGGCGGGCCAGCTCCCGGGCTTAGTGCCTGGCGCTGGCGGTCCCGCGGGCGGCGGCGGTTCACCCGATCAAGTTCGACAGTCGGCAATGGCGACGTTCTCGGCCGTCGCCGCGGGGCAAACCGGCGCGACCTCGTCGACGGTCCCGACGCAACAGCTACAGACGCAACGCACGATCGCCGAGAACACGGCCGAGACCAATCGGCTACTACGAAACCCGCGGCCGTTGACGGTGGGAGTCTAAACAATGCCATTGACCCCAGATGATTTTGTTGAGTCGTCGCCTCGAAAGGTGAAATACACGCCGGCGAGCGGGGCGCAGACGATCAGTCTCGTCTACAAGGTTAAGGGGACATACGACCATAACGAAATCATCGCCTACGCGATCGCCGACGACAATATCCCCTATCGCATTATGGGCGCGATAGGTTTCGTCGGAACGATGACCGACATTGATTGTCAGCAGAGCGGTAAGGGTGAATTCTGGACGGTAACGATTACTTGGGAGGTCCCGCCGTTCAGGGCAGACGATGGCGAAACGCCTCCCGACTCGCTCGCGTTCAGTTGGGACACGACTGGCGGCTCGGCGCATATCACGCAGTCTCTCGAGGTGATCGATCAAGTATGGGCGTCCGGCGTTCCCAATGTCGATCGTTCGGTAACGATTGGTGAAGATGATCAAGGGAACGTGACCGGGGCAGATATTCCGGTCCCGAGCTGCCGGCTTGAGGTCGTCGAGATAAAGACGCTCGACGCTTACTCGCCATCGTCCGCGATCGATCACTATAGAAAGACGGGCAAAGCAAATTCGAGCGACTTGACTATCGCGGTTAGCGCAACCAAGTCGTTTACATTCTCGGCAGGCGAGTTGATGTTTTTGGGAGTTCGTACGTCATACGATCCCAGCTCGGGCAACGTTCAGACCGTGTTCGTATTTTTAGGCCAGGCCAACAAGTCATCTATCACGGTTGGAGACATGACGGTCAGCGATAAGAAGGGGCACGACCTTCTGGTCACTCACTTTATTGAGAAGGTCGATAATACAACTAAGGTCAAAACGAAGAAACCGTCGGAGGTCGTGATCCACAGAGTCGTTGAGTTCATCGACCTAACTGGAATTTGCGGGCTATAGCATGGACTTTGGTCAACCAATTTTGCCAGGCGGAAAGTTCCCGCTATCCGCTTCGCGAGTCAATCAGACGTCGCAAGTTGTGCAGAGCGCACGGGTTCCGCGAGGTTCGGCGAGCGCTCTCGGGCAAAGGGGGTACGAGCAGCGAAACGCGGTCATTGTGTCTGTTGTCAACAAAACGAATCGGGACATAAACCCGGGCGACCCGGTAATTATCGAGCGAGCTGCAATGGACCCGGGAGACTTCCCAGAAGCCTACGAGCAAGCGGCTTTCGTTTCGTCTACGCTCGGGCTTTCTGGCGGCAATACGGGCACTTGGGGAATTGCGATGCAGTTCATCAAGAAAGAGGGCGAGGCTGGTTCATTCGCCGGCCCTGTGATGCTCAAAGGGGTTACACGCGCTAAGATTCGCAAACTGCCAGGCGACGACAACCTCGTCGATATGGCTTGTTTTCGTAACGCTTCCGAAACGGGAAGCGATCACAAGTTGTACACTTCGGCCGCGGGTTGCGCTACGATTCTCGACGTCTCACCGACGGCAAGCGACTGGGGGCCCGGTTCGAGCGACGAAGATGAATTGCACGCGATGATAGAGCTTCACGGGTTTCGCATTGTCGAACCGGCATGCTGGGTCATTTTGCAATCAAAGCTAAGGCGCACGGGGGAATTTAGCGCGGCACTGGCCGAGGTTCAGATTCACAGCGTTACGAGCATCGGTCGATTAGATAACAGTTTTCGCAGCCAGGCCCCCGGTAGACGATCCGCACCTCGAGTGATTCGTGTTTTCGGTGCAATGCTTCCAAACGCGCAGGAAGCGCCTGAGGGGGCTGGGTGTATCGCGGCTCCATGCGCGTATTCGGGTGACTGGATCGTAACCTCGGTTAGCGGTTGCTTGCAAAAGGTGTAGCAACGTGGACACGATCAACGCGCTCGACTCGTTAAGCTCGACCCAATGTTGCGTTATCGTGTTCGACGACTTCGACAGCGATACAGCCGACCAATACGAGTTCTACGGGCTAAATGCCACTGATCACGGGACGGTTGCCGGTGGGGTGATGACTCTTCCGCGAGGCTGTCGCGCGCGTCACAAGGGATGCATCGGCAAGTTGAAGTCGGTGAATCTATATCTATCATCAGGCGTTGATCACGATAGAACGGTTAATGCGTTTTTTTGGTGCAACGATCGACTCTCCGAAGGTTATATGATTCGGGTTCGATCGAACATTGGGGCGGGTGGCGATCTGAGTCGAAAAGCGTGCTTGCTAGAGCTTTGCAAAGCGGACGGGCAAGTCATCAAGAGCGCCGCGGGAGGTGCGCTAAACCCGCTACACGTTGAAGCATGGGCCGACCCTGATAGCGGCAATGCTTACATAACGATCAATAACTCATTTTCGTGGAAGATCGATAAAACGGCGGCGCTTAGTGAGGATGGTTACTGCGGATTCGGCAACGACGACAGCAGTAACGAGGACATTGAGGTCGGGGCGTATTATGTAACCGTCGTTGGAACAACCGACTACGGGCAGGGCTGTATAGGCGATTGTCCGCATTTAACCCCGAGTAACGGTTGCACGCACACGGCTACGTGCAATGGCGGCTCGCTCGAGCAAGATTACTACCCGACATTATCGAGCCTCGGCAAATGCTACGAATCGGCAACAGATTACACCGACGACGGAGACGGGTGGGCTCCGCAGCGGTCGTACCCGTGCGGGTGCCCCAAGATGGATCGATGGCGAACCGAAAATACCTCGGCGACGCTCTCTATCACGGGCGGCGGTGGCGTCGATGCGTGCGGCGATCAGCCGTTTAGATTTTGCGACGGGTTCGCGTTCGGTTCCGACTACGATGCAACGACCATTCGCCGGTTCGTGCGAATCGACCACTGTGAGAATACGATCAGGTTTCGTATCAACATGCACAAGTCGACGACGGCGTCTATCGTCGCCGGCATTAGCCTAATCCCATATTGCGGCACCAACTATTCGGATGGGCTATCGGCGGCATGGCCAGCAACAGTTGCGGCCCCGCCCCTGGTTTGCTCGTCGGATGAGAACGACGAAATAGAAAACGAGGTCCACAATGTCCCGGTAGGTATTTATATCATCGAATTTAACGCTTCCCCTTTCGATACGTCGTTTGCTGGGTCGCCGTTTTCGATCACGCTCACCGTGGTCGGCGTCGAAAGCTACGAGAGAAATTGCGGCGAAGCGCAGGAGCTGCGAGAAGAGAGGAACGACCTTAGAGACGAGCGGGCCGAATTGGAGGCGACCAACGTCGACGGCGTGAACGATGACGCGATTAGCGCTATCGACGGTGCGATCAATGACATTACCGATCAAATCATCACGCTCGGCGGCTCGAATTAACGGAGGGGAACGTGAGCATTGCGTCGGCTCTTTCATCGCTGGGAACATGGTACGGTGACTATCAGGATCTTTATGATCGGCAGGTGACCCTCTACAACGACAGCCGGGCGGCAGATGAGGAACTAGCGAGCGCGAAATCGTACCGAGATTCTCGGATCGCATTAAGGCAAGGGCATGTCGAAGAGCGAAACCGACTCGTCGCCTTGCGAGACGAGAAAAACGCTAGGATAGCCACGCTGGAAGCCGACAACGCGAATGGCCAGCACGATGACGAGATTGCCGTCTTAGAGCAGCAAGTTCTAGCCCTTATTGAGGACATTGCACACGAAAACGCGATTATCGACGCTTACACAACCGAGATTAACGAGCTTGACGAAGAGATTGACGGGCTCCAAGACACAGCCGACGCGGCTTACAATCTACTCCGAACGAATACAGGGAAGTTCCCCGCGGCAATGCAGAAGGTCAACGACGCTGCCGCAAACTTGCTCGATGAAATCGATACCGCATACAGCACGACCCCCTAGGATTTAAGCAAATGGGCGCAGTCGACGCGGCAATTAGCGAGGTTGCGACAGCTCACTCGGCCTGGTCGTCGGTTCACGGTCAGACGGCAGGCTATCAGTCGGCGAAGGATACCGCGAACACGAATCTAACCGCGGCAAATTCGGCGTATTCGTCGGCGAACCATGCGCTAAATGTAAACGTAGCCCGGTCGGCGTCGATTCAATCCGGCGTTTCGTCCTTCGGCGCTCGAGTTACCAAGCTCGGTGCCAACCCAACCGGAGTGAAAGCGTTTCTCAAGGGGGTGTACGACCGGGCGACGGCGTTTCTAGGGACGGCGGCGTCAAACGCTGCCGCGGCGAACGTGGGACTAGTTGCGGCGCGAAGTGCGGCCGAGCAGACGGTCGCGGATCGCGAAACGGACTACGCATCGGCGTCGCTGTCGCTGACTGAAAATCTCGCGGCGGTTGGCAATGCGGTGGCGACGGTCAATCAGAAAAAGGCCGCAGTTTCAACCGCGATCGCGACTGAGTATCCGTTTCATACCTTGCCAGGTGAGTGATGGCGCACGATTGGCAACCGCTAGAACGTGGCTTTAGATGCACGTGCTGCAAGGCGTGGTCACTCAATGGCCTGGCGAAAGGTGATTGCGACTGTCGCGACGGCGCGTCGTCGATCGTCGAATCTCCGATTACGACCGTTGTTCCGGTCAACGTCTTGGATTCGTTCGACGTTGCGGCCGAGCAGGCCGGGCCCGTCGTTGTCGAGGCGTGGGGGATAGCCAAGCAAGCCTCGTCGCTCGCTCGCGAGGCCAGCAAATGGGCCCGGGAGGGCTTCCCGTTGCGAACCGAGCAACAACAGCTCGAGGTGATCGCTATTTGCCGAGAGTGCCCCATGCGGCGAGAGCGAGACGACGCGCTCGCGTGCTCGATCTGCGGATGTAAGCTCGCCGACAATGCCTATCGTGATCACGGCCTCAAGATCAAATGGGCAACGACCCATTGCCCCGACTCGCCGGCGAGGTGGTAGCGGTCAAATCATCCAACGCACGACGAGCCAGGCCAAAACGATCGAGACGCCGGCGATGGTCGCGAGCGACACAAGGCAACAGCAACCGACGCCGGCTGATTCAATCTCGCGGCCTGGCCCCTGGTAGTAAAACACGTTGCCGATCAGTCGTAAAAATCGCCGAATCGGGCCGGGTTTAGTTTTCATTGATCGAATCGAGCAGGCGGTCGCGTAGTGATTCAAAGAACGGCCGCAAGGACTCGCGAAACTCGTCGATCGGTCGCTGTAGTCGATAAACCTCACGGCGGCGGCGATCACGGGAACGATCGTCGGTGCCATTGGCTCGGCCTGGCTGTTCACGGCCGGCTTGTCGATGGTTTTGACGTTCTTCTCGGTACAACAATCCATCGTCGGGACCGCGAAGAGCGTCGAGGGGGCCGCGGGTGCTGCCCACAAGATCGCCAAGGATGGCTCGGAGTACATAGCGAACCCCGACAAACTCGCCGACGACGCAAAACGGGTGATCGACAAGACAAAGGCCGAAGTTGATCGCGCGATCGGTACGTCGCCAGAAAAGTGATTCGCCGTCTGCCGTCATAGCTCAGGTGGCAGCGTGGCCGGCGCGTCGGTGAGCGTAGGATCGAGATAATGTTTCTCGAAAACCTGTCTCGTGTTTCCTAGAAACTCGTGGCCCTCGCCGAGCTGCATGTCGACCATCGTTCCCGACGCCGATCGAATATCTCTCAACGTAAATTCATGCAAGCCGGCGTCGGCAAATAGAGCTGCGGCTGAGGCTTTCCGCTTGCGGTTGTGCCTGTTCTAACGCTGGCCGAGCGTTTTTAGCTTGCGTAGTTTTACAGATATATGCAATACTAGGAGGCATGTCAACGATCATGGCAGACATTACGGCGTACGTTCCAACCGCAGAGGCGGCATCGATCATCGGATGTACTGAGGGGCGAGTGTGCCAAATGGCTAGGGCTGGAGAATTGAAGGGCCAGAAAATGGGCAAGCGAGCGTGGATAATTCTCCGCAAGGATTGCGAGAAATACGCCAAGTCACCGCAGAAAGTCGGTCGTCCTCGTAATTCTCAAAAATCAAGCCGAAGTTAGCTTGACGCTATTACAGATATCTGTAATACTTAACGCATGGCAACCGGGACGCCACTAAGTCACGGCGCGGATTAGAACCCGCGAGAAAAACAACCGCACATCTCGCCGCACTCTGCGGCAGTCGTGCGCATGCCCTCATGGATGCTGAACCGCATGACTGCGCACACGCTCTACGCGGCCGTTTTGCCGTTTGCAAGCCTCCCGACAGTCGTTGAGACCGTCTCGATGGGGCTCGTCGTCGTGATCGCGTTCGCGGTGTTTCTCGCCACGTTGGCCTATCGGCCTCGGCGTTCATTCTCAAATCAGGTGCCGGCGTCGCGTCGTTCGCGACTGCGGGTTATCGGCCGAGACGGTCAACGGACTGCCGTCTCGGCCGGTTTATTTCCCTCGAGCAGCTCCTCGCCGCGGGGTGACGTATGAGCCGAGCGACGACGGTCTCGATCGAGCGGCAAATTCTGCGGGCTCTCACTTGGCTACGCTCGGCTAGTCTCGCCGGCGCAACGGTTCCCGAGCTGCAAGCCTGTCTCTCGAGGCTCGCAGCTCCCGAAACCGTTCGACACGCCGTCGCTCGGTTGCGTCGGCGTGGTTCAGTCGTGCCGGGGCCTCGCGGTATGTCGCCTCGAGGTCGGCCGGCTCGCGTTTGGGTTCTCTCACGGCCGGGGGTGCGGGCATGATCGCCGCGGCCAAGCAACAAGCCAAGAAACGCGAGGGGGTGAAATACATTCCCTGGGCTCGATACGACGACCTAGTCGCCGAGCTGCGAAAGATGATCGACGCCGGCGATTGGTGCGAACAACGCGACTCGCTCGCAATGGTGCTCGGGTTACACGGCCTACGGGTTGAGGAGGTCTCGCGGTTACTGGTGAGCGACCTAAGGGTCGCGGACGAGGTGTTGAACGTGGACACGATCAAACGCGGCCGGCATCGACTGATAGAGCTTGGCGTCGGCGTTTGCTCGGCCATTCGACGGTGGCGCGACGGTAGTCGGGTGCGTTGGTTGCTGTTCACCTCGAGCGGCTCGAGGGTTCATCAAAGCCACTGGCAGCGGTTTGCCAGGAAGATCACGGGAAAGGTGCAAGAGTTTGACGGCCTCGTCGGCGATTCGCCCGACGATCGTTTTCACGCTCTGCGGCATACCTACGCAATGCGACTTTTGCATGCGACGGGTAACGCAACGCTGGTGATGGGCCGATTGGGGCATCGAAAGCTGACGTCGACGCAAGAGTATGTAGGGGCCTACGGTCAATTGGGTGATCGACAGCTCGCACGGATCGGGAAGTCAATTCAGGTTGTGCCGTCGCTCGACGTCGAGCCGGCCGAGCGATTAACACTATTTGCGTGATGAGGTGAAGCGATGGAATATCGTATCGATAGCGATGGCGTTTTGACGTTCGATGGTAAGGGCGAATTGCGGATCAAGAGACGCGATATGTATCACGTCAAGCGGGTTATAGCGCCTACTGCGACCAGCGTCTATTGCGATGGCTGCACGGGGCTCACGTCGCTCGACCTGCCTGCTGCGACCATCGTCTCTTGCGATGGCTGCACGGGCCTAACGTCACTCGATCTTCCGGCGGCGACCAGCGTCTCTTGCTACGGCTGCACGGGCCTAACGTCACTCGATCTTCCGGCGGCGACCAGCGTCTCTTGCTACGGCTGCACGGGCCTAACGTC